GTGTAGAGTTGTAGAATAGATATATATATAGTTAGTTAAAAAGTAATAAATAGGGGATTTGTTCCAATGTTCCACGATTTTGAGAATAAGGGGAGCCGGAGGGTATGAAGAATTTTTAGGGGCGTAGATTTATAATCAAAATTTTCTACGCTGGCTGCTCCCTGCCATGTCCGAAACGCTGCTTCTATCTTGGAACATTGGAACATTGGAACAAAACCGTGTTTTTCTTAATAGAATTAAGCACTTATCTTGTTCCAAGCACTTTTCGATTTTGGAACAAACGCTACATACCCCTTGGAACAAAATTTTCAAAAAAAGTTTGACAGGCCAAATTTCTTCGTGTAGCCTTGCTACGCAAGGCCGGAGCGAGAAAAACCGACCTCGCGCAAATTGAGGCGGCGTAGACCAGACTATTCTGTAGGAACTGGCTTCGCAGTAACTGGCCTCACACAGATGGAACTGGTCTCGCGGAGCGAGACCGAACCGGCCACGCCCTCCAGACGCAAAAAAGCCCCCGCTAGGTTTCCCTAGCAGGGGCCGCGTATCAATTGATGCGGACTAGATTACTTAGGCCATCGGTGCGCGATCTGGTCAAAAAGATTCTTGACCAATGCAGGGGCGGGATTCGACGCTAGGAAAGCGTCCAGATTGGCGAGGATGGTATCGGGTGTCGGCGCCTTCTTCGTCTTGTCCGCCTTGCCGCCTTCTTCCGTGGCGGTTTTCGGCCAGAGGATATCGCAGACCCGCTGTAATTTGGTGCGGCCAAATGCGAGCACAGCCGCCCAGATTTTCTTTTCGGTCGAATCCTTCGCCCAACCGTCGCGCACCGACTCCGGCGCATCCATCACAGTGCGCGCCAATTCCATGTTGACCGTCTCGCCGCCGATCTTGCGGACGCGGTTGCAGTACTGCGAACGGTACGCGGCGCGCATGGCCTCTGCAGCATCCTCGAAAATCTTGGACGACCGCGCCTCATCCATGTTCAGGCCGTGGCCTAGCAGGTAATCTCGCAGCATATCGGCAGTGCCAGATGCGCCCGATTCTATGACCGCGTTTGCCTTGTCCGTCGCAATGACTTCATCCGCGGCCCGTGTGGTCAGCATAACAAGTGTAATCTTTTTCATGGTCTAGCCCTCTTGGCATGGTCGGCGCGGAGTGCGCCGCCTTCATGGAATTAGACCGGCCTGGTTCCCGATAGTTCCGTATTCCTATAAACTTTTTTTGGCTAGGACAGCGTATCAATTGATACGCCCCGCCGACCTCGAAGGGCAAAACCGGCCAGGCGGCGACCCCACGGGTACCCGACCCCCGCTGCAGCGTTGGGACTCCTATCAGTCCTACCTACACTTGAACTCACACAAACACCACGCACTTTTCCAAAATCTGGCTGACTAGACCCCCACCCCCTCGTTTATAACACCCCCCCGGTTGTCTTTTTGGTACCATGCTGTTTTACTTCGTATATATTGTGTTGACTAGGGAACTTGGCCCCAGTAAAGCCCATGCAAGATATCCTCATACCTGAGATTGACGAAAACATCCCTCTGCCTGCTAACGCGGCTGATGCCCTACCAGACCTCACTCCCGAGGCTGAAATTGAGATGCGGGCAAGAACTATCAAACTTATATCCGACCTAACCGGCACCCCACTTTGCCCAGACGAGAATGACATCAGCGTGGCTAAAGAAATTGCCACTGCCCACCTTGCCAATCCCAAAACCCGGCTTGATTACAGCAAGTATCCGAACGAGACCATGGCGTACCTCGCCGGTCTTGTGGCGCAGAGCAACTGCGCGTTAGTAGATGACTTGTCTGAGTTGAAGTTGTACGTCGTTAATAAGTTAGTTTATGAGGTAGAACACGCCGATAGCAGCAAAACCCGCATCCAAGCCCTGTCAAAGTTGGGCGAAGTAGATGGCGTAGATGCCTTTAAAAAGCGCAGTGAAACTACGCATATCGTTAAGCCGATTGAAGAAGTTGAAAAAGAACTCTTGTCGGTGCTGGAAGGCATTGAATACCGCGTATTAGAAGAGGGACCGCCTCGTGAAGTTGGCTAGAGCAGGTACGGTAGAAGACCGGCTCGCCTCTTGCGGCCTCTGTGAACACAATAAATTCGGCATTTGCAAGAAATGCGGCTGCGTTATACAGGGTAAGACTCGTTTAGCAAACCAAAAGTGTCCAATTGGGGCATGGGGGCCAGAAGAATCTGGTCTAAAGTCGCTTGTAGCCAACTAAAATGATGCAACTTTCCCCTGAAAACCTGCAAAAACTCAAGGCATCCCTGCCTAAGATGCCCGAAAAGGAGAAACGGCGCGTTGCCGAACTCCTAAAGACCTACCAAAGCCAAATAACTCAAAAACTGGGCAAGGATTCTTTCCTAGATTTCATCAATCACGTGTATCCGGGCTACAAAGTGGGGCCGCACCACCGTCGTCTTGCCAAGATTTTTGAGGAGATTGCAGAAGGGAAGAAGAAACGGGTGATTGTCAACATCGCCCCCCGCCATGGCAAGTCAGAGATGATCAGTTACCTCGCTCCGGCGTGGTTTTTAGGCAAATTTCCGCACAAAAAGGTCATTATGGCCTCACACACCGCTGATTTGGCGGTGAATTTTGGTCGTCGGGTGCGTAACTTGGTCGGTTCGGAGTCCTATCGTGACATTTTTCCTAGCGTGGAACTTCAGGCTGATAGTAAAAGTGCTTCTCGTTGGGGTACAAATTTTAACGGCGAGTATTTCGCTATTGGTGTGGGCGGTGCTCTTGCTGGTCGCGGTGCCGACCTCTTTATTATTGATGATCCACATTCTGAGCAGGAGGCTAAACAGGGCCGCGCTGATGTTTTTGAACCAGCATGGGAGTGGTTCCAGTCAGGTCCGATCCAACGACTGATGCCGGGCGGCGCGATTATTGTGGTGATGACCCGTTGGAGCAAGATGGATCTGACGGGCAAGATCATTGACCACATGACTAAGAACGACGACGCCGATGAGTGGGAAGTAGTGGAATTCCCTGCCATTTTGAATGACAAACCGCTCTGGCCTGACTTCTGGGGCATTGACGAACTGCTGGCTAAAAAAGCCGGTATGGATCCGAGGTACTGGCAAGCCCAGTACATGCAGCAGCCGACAAGTGAAGAAGGCGCGTTAATTAAACGGGAATGGTGGCAGGTATGGGAGAAGGAAGACCCGCCAAGTTGTGAGTTTATGATAATGGCGCTTGACGCCGCGCAAGAGAAAACCAATCGGTCAGACTATAATGCCCTGACTACATGGGGCATTTTCTTTAATGAAGAGACTAAAAACCACAACATAATCCTTTTAAATAGCATCAAACAGCGGCTGGAGTTTCCAGAGTTAAAAGAGTTGGTGCTTAACGAATACAAAGAGTGGCGCCCTGATACGTTCATTGTGGAGAAGAAATCTAACGGGGCTGCGCTTTATCAGGAAATGAGGCGTATGGGAGTTCCGGTCAGCGAGTTCACGCCGGGCAAGGGACAGGACAAGATCAGCCGGGTTAACGCGGTGACGGACCTGTTTTCTTCAGGTATTGTGTGGTTGCCTGACCGACGTTGGGCGTGGGAGGTTGCGGAGGAGTGTAATGACTTTCCCTCTGGCACCCATGATGACTTAGTGGACTCAACTACTTTGGCGCTGATGCGCTTTCGGCAAGGTGGGTTTATTCAACTGCCAACCGATGAGCCTGCACCGACTAAGTGGTTTAAGAGCCATAGGCGCGAGTCGTATTACTAGGAGAATTTAAATGGCCGTCGATAAAAGTTTAATGCAGGCTCCGATGGGTCTTGAAGCCCTCGCTGCTGATGAAGCCCCGATTGAGATTATGATCGAAGACCCCGAGAGCGTATCGATTGGCGTAGACGGGGCCGTTATAGAATTGATGAAGGATGAGCCTCGTGCCGAGGACTTTGACTCTAACCTTGCGGACTTTATGAGCGAGGGCGAGTTGCAGAGTTTGGCGGGGGATTTAATCGGACAATATGAACAAGACCTTTCTAGCCGTAAAGACTGGCTGGATACGTACGTCAAAGGCTTGAAGATTTTGGGCATTCGCTACGAAGAGCGAACCGAACCGTGGCCGGGTGCGTGCGGTGTGTTCCACCCTCTCTTGATGGAGTCGGCGGTTAAGTTCCAGTCCGAGACGATCATGGAGACTTTCCCCGCGATGGGGCCGGTCAAGACTAAGATTGTAGGCAAGGAAACCTCGGATAAGAAAGATTCGGCCATTCGCGTTGCCGATGACATGAACTATCAGTTGACCGAGGTTATGAAGGAGTACCGCCCCGAGCATGAGCGGATGCTGCTCAGCATGGCCTTGGCAGGCAATGCCTTTAAGAAGGTGTACTTCGATCCTTCTCTGAATCGTCAGACCGCTGTGTATATCCCGGCTGAAGACATCGTTGTGCCGTATGGCGCGGCGAATCTTGAAACCGCAGACCGTGTTACGCACCGGATGCGTAAGACCAAGAACGAACTGATCAGACTGCAGTACGCAGGCTTCTACCGCGATGTTGACCTTGGCGATCCGATTCGCACGATGGACGAGGTAGAGAAGCAGAAGGCAGAGGATCAAGGCTTCTCAGCCAGCATGGATGATCGGTTCCAGTTGCTTGAGATGCACGTGAACATCGACCTACCGGGGTATCCCGATGTCGATAAGGACAACAATGAGACAGGCATCGCACTACCCTACGTGGTGACGATTGAGAAGGGGACGGGGACAATTCTGGCGATACGCCGCAACTGGCGAGAAGATGACAAACTCAAATCCAAGCGGCAGCACTTTGTCCATTACGGATATATCCCCGGCTTTGGCTTCTATTATTTCGGACTTATCCACCTTATCGGCGGCCACTCTAAAGCAGCAACCTCCCTCCTTCGCCAACTTGTCGATGCAGGAACTCTTAGCAATCTTCCGGGTGGTCTCAAATCACGCGGTCTGCGTATCAAGGGAGATGACACCCCCATCGCTCCCGGCGAATGGCGAGACGTAGATATTCCCTCTGGTGCAGTGCGGGACAACATCCTGCCCTTGCCGTACAAGGAGCCGTCGCAAACTCTTTCGATGCTGCTCGATAAGATCATCGAGGAAGGACGCCGTTTCGCTGCGGTGTCGGATCTCAAGATCTCCGATATGTCGAACCAAGCGCCGGTAGGTACTACCCTAGCCATCCTAGAGCGCGTTTTGAAGGTAATGTCGGCGGTGCAGGCTCGCGTGTACTACGCGATGAAGCAGGAGTTCAAACTTCTCGCTGCCATTATCCGTGACAACACCCCGGATGAGTATTCGTACGAACCGGAAGTCGGTAGCCGTAAGGCTAAGAAGTCTGACTACGACGATGTGGATGTTATCCCGGTCTCAGACCCGAACGCGGCAACGATGTCGCAGAAGGTCGTGCAGTACCAAGCCGTTATGCAGTTGGCTCAAGGGGCACCACAGTTATATAACCTGCCGTACTTGCACCGGCAGATGATTGAGGTTTTAGGTGTTCGTAACGCCGACAAGATTGTCCCAATGCCGGATGATCAAAAGCCCCGCGATCCTGTGACTGAAAACATGGACGCAATGATGGGCAAGCCGCTCAAGGCGTTTATTTACCAAGACCACGAGGCCCACATTCAGGTTCACATGGCGCTTGGGCAAGACCCCAAAATGGCGGCTGTCATTGGGCAGAATCCGATGGCGCAGCAGATTACTGCGTCTCTTCAGGCGCATATTATGGAGCACATAGCCTATCAATATCGTCGGGATATTGAGAAACAACTTGGTGTGGCGCTTCCTCCGCTGCCGCAAGACGACAACGAGCAGTACGATTTGCAGCCTGAACTTGAGGTTCAAATCGCTCAGGTTAGTGCCCTTGCCGCTGCACGACTTCTTCAGAAGGATCAGGCTGAAGCACAGGCTCAGCAGATGGCGCAGCAGGCACAAGATCCGCTCATGCAGTTGCAGCAGATGGACCTCCAGATCAAGCAGATGCAGGCCCAGACCAAGCAGATGCAGGTGCAGATGGAGATGCAGGCTAAGCAGAAAGAACTCCAACTTAAAGAACAGCAGATTCTTATGGACGCTGCTGCTAAGGAAGATGAACTTCGGTTGCGCGAAGCGGAGATCTCTGGTCGTCAGCAACTTGATGCAGCACGGCTTGGTGCGGATATTGAGAAGCACAAGGCGCAAGAATCGAATCGGATGGAGACTGAAGGAGTCCGACTTGGCGTTGATATCGCCAAGGCTAAAGATCAGGCACAACAGCGTCGGATGGCGCCGCCAAAAAGGAGTGAGTAATGGGTTATTCAAACGCTCTGGAGTACCTTGAAACTAAACTCAAGGAGGAGCGCACATTGATCGTGGAAAATCTGATTCAGGGCAAACTTGATGAAGGTGAGTACAAAAGACTCTGCGGGGTATTACAAGGTCTTGATCTCGCAGTAATTCACATCAAAGACCTTGCAAAAAGGATGGAGGAAGAGTGAGCAGTATCAACGTAGAGAAAACTCAGGAAGAGGCCGCTAAGGCCAAACTCCTGCCAGAGCCGAAAGGCTATCGGCTGCTTTGTGCAGTCCCGCATGTAGAGGAAGAGTTTGAGGGCGGCATTATCAAGGCTGACAACACCATTCGTGCCGAGGAGCAGACTACGGTCGTTCTCTTCGTCATCAAGATGGGTGACCTCTGCTATGCAGACAAGGAACGTTTCCCCACCGGCCCATGGTGCAAGGAAGGCGACTTTGTTCTAACCCGTCCGTACTCGGGCACCCGCGTGGTCATCCACGGTAGGGAGTTCCGCATCATCAACGACGACACGGTAGAAGCGGTGGTTCAAGACCCCCGTGGAATCCGTCGCGCATAGGAGTAAACCATGGCTATTGAGCGAGAAGAGTTTAAATTTCCTGACGAACAGGAGGCTGAAGTTAAAGCGGCTCCTGAACCTGAATTTGAGGTCAAGATTGAAGACGACACCCCTGAAGAAGATCGGGGCCGTAAACCACTGTCTAAACGTACAGTAGAGGAACTTGAAAACGAGGATTTGGATGAGTATTCGGAGAAGGTAAAAAAGCGCCTCTCCCAGATGAAACGTGTTTGGCACGACGAGCGCCGGGAAAAAGAACGGGCTTTACGTGAACGTGAGGAAGCCTTGCGTTTCGCCCAAATGCGGGATCAGGAGGCAAAACAACTTCGGGAACGCTTAGGTCAGAAT